TATCTTCGTTTCCACCTACCCACATAATACGTAGGTTTGGATTCTTGCATATCTGGTACACAGCAAAATGTATTAACAGTTCTGTCTTTCCATGTCTAGGGGGGCTTAAGATAAGTAACTCTTTACCGTTTTCTATACTATCTATAATGTTATTTATCCAGTTAGTGTGAAAAGGTGCAGTGTCATACTGCTTACCTAGTTCGGTTCGGAAATATTTTTGTCGGAAGGTAGCAAAATTTTCTAATGCTTCGGTTGCTTCGACTGATAACTCCCAGTCTTCTGCAGCTATAGAGTTTCTGCTGTCTATCTTGTAGGCAGCGAGCATGCGAGAGACAGTAGCAGACGTGCAACCAAGGAGGGAAGCTGCGTCAGCTACCGTCATATCGCCAGTTGCAACCTGGTCAGCTATTCCTTCGCTTACAAAAGCTCGGTAATACTGACCTCTTCTAACACTAGCATAGTCTCCATCGTCTGATTTACGTTCTATATTAATAGGTTTTATGTCAGCTTTTGTATTATGTCTTTTGTCTCTAGCAAATTGTCGTTTCTGACAGGTAGTAGAGTGAAATTTGCGCTGTCTGCCTGTTAATTTCTTCCTACAACCCTCTGCAATACAGATTACATTATGTGACATTTAACTAACTTCCTTTAGATGTTTGTATAGTGAGAATTATATGGTATAGTCGTGTTAATTACAAACACTTAACACAAGTATTTTGTTACAGGTGAAGTTGCAATCGGGATGCGGAAAGCTGCTGACTGGCGAGACAGTACACTAGACAGACAAAGGCAGTACCCAAGGACACTAAAACATGTTAAGTCAAACATCTACCCCTAATGCCCGCTAACGCCCGTACTTACTGGGGTTTCTATAAAGAATTACCAGCATATATTTCTAGACATACGTACTATATATAGAGAGGCTTGGTTTACATATGGTAGTCAAAGAATATCCTATGAACAATAAAACAATTGATATACTAAATTTCTTATTACTTGTATCTTACCTTCCAGACCTCTGGAAGTCAGGTAAGATACTTGTTATATACAGTTAAATAAAACAGTATGTAGTCCATTTAAGTTCCCTTACTGCTTAATGATTTCCTATACAATACTATGAACTATGATACGTTCTCTCCCGACTACAAAGTAGTCGAGAACGTCTCGAAGAAAGGAACTATAAATGATTAAATGTGAAATGTGTGGTGACTTAGTCCACGAAACAGTACACGGTGTATGTCGCACATGTGTCAGTGATGACATAAGAGATGATAACCCATTGGCCTCAGAACTATGCGAATGTGTTACTAATCAATGTGACGTACATTAATCCTATAGATATCTTGAAGTCTTCCCTTCCGACCTCTGGAGGTCGGTAAGACTTCTGGATATACTATATGTATATCAGACATGTTAAACAATTAACAACAATTAGAAAGGAGTTAATATGTCAACTAAAAAAGAATGGGTAACACCTATATGCGGTAAAACTGGACGAGAACTTAAGTTCGAGGACAAGTTACAACCGGGACTACAACTATATAGTAAGAACAAACGTTCTGCTTATACATTGTGGTTACATTTAGATAAGACAGATACCGAGATATCTGCTTTAATGGCACAGTTATTTGCTATTGAGAAGGAATTGTTGACTTATCATAATCAAAGTCCAACTTCTAAATTCTATGTAAAACCAGTTGAAGTAGCGTCAGCTACAGAGACTGTTGTAGTAGAAGTTATGGAAAGCGAGAGTGCATACTAAACAGTATGTTGTTAGTACCTATCAGCCCTTTGGTAGGTACTATAGAACATATACATATCAACTGTTGCCGTATAAGGTAGAACAGTGTTAGTGAATGTAATGTTTAGACTGTTGAGAAACAACAGTTGATGAAGCCTGTGTCGGTAGATACTACCGACATAGGAAGATAAAGTAAATAGCTTGTAGCAAATTAATAAGAGCAACTACGAAGTTAACGACATTTAATTATGTTTGATACACGAAGTCACGCACATTGTCCTTATTGCCATTGGTGATAACGAAGGTAGGTTAACTAGTCCCGCAAACGTTGTGAATTAGTTTGTTACAAGCTATTTATAGCAAAGTAATTAGTCAATAGAAAGGAATTAAGTTATGACTAAATTAAAAATAGATATGTACGATAAAGAAACATTTGCTGGTAGTCCAACCATATGGACACCAGAAAAAGATTTTTATACATACATAGATAAGTATCCACAAACTAAAACAATTTGGGAGTATTAAATTATGACTAAATTTAAACAAAAGAAAGTATGTAGAATATGTACCTACCCTATAGTCTTTCATAAAGACGCATACTATAAACCAGGTACGAAACGAGATAGTAGTGGAGAACTAATTAAGTATCCACTTAACATTCATTACGTTGACTGTGCTAACAAAGCATATATAAATGGACTAGACCTATGGGAAGTATCTCGTAGACCATTGAGTAAGTTAACACAAATGCGATTAGCATTTAGATAAATATTATATACATGTCTGTTAAGTCAGGCATGTATGTATACTATATAACACTATGAAAGGAATACTATGGATAATATAATTGACATTAAGAATGCAGTGGAAACACTCAAGCCGATACTTAATCAGTCACAAATCAACCAACTAAATACGATGATAGAAAATGCAGTAACTGCATATCATGAGGGACTTGTGGATACAAGGATTAACTCAGACTTAGATGCCTTAGGTATTGTAAGAGCAGAGTTTATCTTTGAAGACTCACCCTTTAATTAAACTATTCGTATCCTCTGCGTGTGACTCTTGTCTGCACGCAGACGATACTTATGAAAGGATACTATGGAAAAAGCGTTAAATAAATTAGAACTATTGACTAAGAAACAACTTAAGACTGTCATTTTATGGATGATAAGAGACTTAGTTAACTGGAAAACAAATGATAGAGTTCGTGATGAGTTACGTACACACAGTGGTATGTTACTCGAAGCACTCTTATATCAGATAACAAAACAAACTATAAACGAGGAAGAATAAATATGGACAACAATGAAATTACAAAAAATATATTAACAGACTTACTTAAGCTTGTAGATATATTACAAAAACAAATTAATATGCACAATCAAGTACTTAAAAAATTAACAGCATATAAGGAGGAGGAATAATGCCTAACTGGGTAACAAATCAAGTAGTAATTACTGGAGATAAGAATAGTATAGATGAACTATATGATGATATATCTATAGATGAAGATGTATATTTCTTAGCTCATACATTACCTACACCAAAAGAACTAACAGAAATACACAGTGGTGCAATAACTATTGACGATGTTAGATATAGTAACTGGTATGAAGATGAAGATGGTACTAGACGACCAGTATTAGATATGACACTTGATGATTTAAATGCAAAATACAATTGCAATAACCCTATTGATTGGCAGTATCTTAACTGGGGTACTAAATGGGGAGACCGAGAGACTCAGATAATAAGTAAAGATGATAAGAGTATTGTTCTTACATTTGAATCTGCATGGGGTGAACCATTCTTATTATTACAACACATAGCAGAGACATATAAAGTAGAGATAGTTAATAAGTTTCTTGATGAGTATGAGTATGACTTACCCGAACCACATCGCACAGATTATCCAATAGAAAACTTTGGTATGGTAGAACAAGAACATGTAACATCATTTACTGAATTGTTCAAACAATTTGGTAGATAATGGGTGGTTGGTTATTATGCGAGGGATGTGGACGTTACTCACATACACACAATGGTGGTGGTTTAATTAATAACTTTCATTATTGTGAACCTTGTTACCCAGAATATATAGAGGAGGAACTATGACATATAAATATATAGATAGTAATACAAAGAAAGATGAGAATGTATTATCAGTTGACTTTGCATTCAGTGGTGATACCACAATGGAAGACGCAATTGAACAGATAGATACATTAGTACTTAACATTAACAATGACGGTGATATAGATTTTACTTATCATCAACCTAGAATGTACAGTATATCACATCTATCTAGTATTTTAGATTAACTAACGCGGGCTATTCACAGCATTGTCCATAGTCACGAGAGTGATTCTGTGAGTAGCTTGTAGTACATTAAAATTTAGTGTGTTACAAGCTACTAGTACGTAGCCCTAGGAGTATGACTGAGTAAGTTCTGCCCGAACATACCACTCAGTCATGTCTCCTTCTCTCTCGTTGCTTATGTACTTCGAGAGAAGTCGACTATGAAAGAAAGGAAATACTATGGAAGTAGTAGGTATGACAAGCAAACAACGTGATATGAATCAGTATTATGTTATTGCAAATTACATATCATCAGATAGTAATGGTGATAAGAAATGGATACCAGACGAAAATGATGCAGGCCATATGGTATATCGTGTTGAAGTATGGGCTGATAGTTTAATCAGTGCTATTAATCGTGGCATAGAGTTAATAAATCAAGCACGAGCAGAAACTATGGCGGATTATATTAACAGTAATCCTATGTATATGAATCAAGATACATTTACACGTAAAGATATCAAAGATATATATGAACAAGCAATTGAGATTGGATTATTTCAATCTTGGTTAGCATTACAACCTACATCTATACAAGGTAATAGAGTAGATGATGAGGATGTATGTGTTGATATGACTGTTGATAGTGTAATGCATCACGCATCACATACTGGTGATGATGCAGAAGATTTCCTAAAGGAGCATAACAATGATGCCTGAAGGAATGCAACCTGCTATACCACCCGAACCATATCTAAATAGAAAAGGTAAGCAACCTAGTCTATTAACAGATGACAAAGTAAAAATACTTTTGTCATCACCAGAACAATGGTTCATTATATCTACTAAAGACAAGTGGATTAGTGGTGTTAAAGCAAACATAGAGTCTATGACTCAAAGAAATATCGCACACTTATCAGACAAAGGTAAGTTCAAGATACAACAAAGAAGAAATAAAACTGGACAGATAGATATATATTGTCGATTTGTCCCTAACTATAAAGAGGAGATAATATGAGTAACAACGATTGTTGGAAAATGATATCATCTGTACTCGGTAAGTCACGTAGAGTATTACTACATGGCCCTCCAGGTACAGGTAAAACATATAGTGCTGTTAAACAAGGCACTCCATTAAACATGGAAGGTCAAGCTAATGTTTATCAGATAACTATGACAGAAGATACAGCAGCTGCTAACTTAGAAGGTTTCTATAAACCTGCTAAAGATGGTGGCTTTGAGTGGCATGATGGTATTGCTATTCAAGCATGGCGTAATGGTGCTAGGTTGGTTATCAACGAGATAGACCACGCATCACCAGATGCTATGACATTTCTACATGCTATTCTTGATGACCAAGACATAGCAATGTTGACATTAAACAATGATACTAAGGAGACAGTACGTCCAGCTGAAGGCTTTCAAGTCGTAGCTACTACGAACAGTCCACCTGAATCATTGCCACTAGCGTTAAAAGATAGATTCCCTGTGAAAATATATGTTGACAGTATACACCCTAAAGCTATGGAAAAGTTTCCAGATGAGTGGCATGGTGTAATTAATGATACAACATTAGTAGAAGATGATGAAGAACGTATCTCAGTACGTGCATGGACAGAGTTCTTTGCACTACAAGAGAAAGGTTTTACACCAGAGACAGCCGCTAAGTTAATCTTTGCAGACAAAGCAGAAGAATTAATAGATGCCGTTACATTAGCTCGTGCCTAACAGTAAAGCTTATCCATATCCAGAGATTGTTACTGGTGAGAAGTGGGAAGTAGTAGGTACTGTTAACAACAGTCCTGCAGGTTCAACAGATAATCTCAACAGACAAATGACAGTCCCACTCGATAGAGAGTGTAAGGAATGTGGTATCAATCATAGTCGTATGATACGTAGACATGAACTTGGTCATGCCAAGTGGAGTCCGAAGACTATGGGTAAGCTAAAGCCAGGTGTACGTGCAGAAGCTGTTCATGTATTAGAAGAGGTTAGAATTAATCATCTTCTATATGAGAACAAGTTAGCATTATCTGAACCATCAAAATGTTTGGATACAATACAACAAGAAACCATGAAGTTAGTTTATGAATCAGGTATTGCAGAGATAATACTTATGGGTCTAGCTAGTAAATGGCGTACACCAGACCATGAAACTAATAGAAGTTATCGTAGTTTTAGATACAACGATGAATGGGTTGTAATGTCATCATGTTTTGACATGATAAACAATGACCCTAATGTTACTGATTATCGTAAAGAACAAATCATGTTTGCACAAAAAGTTGTAGCTAAATTTATGTATAAGATAACTGACCATAGTTATGGTCATACTATTAGCTATCGTAAGGTACAAAANTATGCAGAACCATTGAGTANAATACTTGACATGTTTAGAGACAAACCTAANCCTGATGAAGTATATAAACCTANACCAAAACATACCGCACCTGGTATGGNAGGAGATGAAGGTGAAGCTGAAGAATCTAATGAGTTAGATGGTGGTAGTTTAGAACAACGTACTAGAGATGATATAGCTAATCTGTTATACAGTGGTTCTGAAGGTACAGGTTACTGGGGTGAGATGTTCATGCATCAACCTCCATTGACTGTTAACTTACAAGGTAGACTTAAAGGTGGTAGGTTGTATAGACCAGCTGACTTTGGTTACAATCCTAAGTACATTAACAGATACTGCATAGATAGAAAGATATTCAAACAAAAGATGACAGCACTTGGTGGCACAATACTTATTGATGCGTCAGGTTCTATGTCATTTGATGGTCAAGATATCTTAGACATTATGCAGATGTTACCTGCAGTTACTATTGCTATGTACAATGGTCGTGGTCATACAGGTGATTTACGTATCATTGCTAAGAATGGTAAGCGTGTAACTCAAAAATATTTAGATAGATATACAGGTTACGGTAATGTTGTAGATGGCCCAGCTTTAGAATGGCTAGGTACACAACCAGCTAAAAGAATCTGGGTATCAGACATGCATGTGTTTGGTGCTACAGGTGAGGTATCTGGGTTTAACTTAATGGCTGATATAAATAAATCTGTTAAGAAATATAACATTATAAACCTTAAGAACATAGAAGAAGTAAAGGAACATGGACTTAATTTGAACATGTGATACAGTGGTAAGGATAAAGGTCAACTCTTATGAGTGCAAAGAATCCTTTCCTTTGTAAAGCCTTTATCAGGAGGAGAATAGAGTCGTAGGAGAACTACGAACAAGGTATTCAATGATGTCAACAATCAACCTATAGTGAACACTCCTTCGCTTACCTAAAATAAGTGACAAGCCCGTTGGCAGACGGAGCTGTGAGTGGGGGCCCCACCCCCGCGAAACAGCGAGGGAATGCCAGAGAGGCTGTCACGAAATTAAATACACACATATATACAATACTGTGAGTATAATGAACACTATGAAAGATATAGATAAACTGCTGTCAGAAGCAGAATCAGGAAAGCATAGCAAGATACTCGATAGAATTACTGACGAAGCTAAACCTTTTTGGCTTGGATGTGAAGAAAGAGTTATTGCTGGTAGACAATTGAAACCTTATGTAGTATCTAGACTACTTAAAGAACATTTCAATATCAAGATAAGTGAATCCGCAGTAAGGAATCATTTCATTAACTTGTTGGATAACAATGACAAGTAAAGATAATATAGACGAACTGTTTGCTGAAGCTGAATCACTTAAGATTCAAGCACTTAAAGCAGACAACCTTCGTTTATTAAAACAATTAGACAAAGCTAAGAATAAAAAAGCTGACCTAATAGAAGCTTTACTTGAAGCAGTTAATACCAACTTAAGGACGTGGGATAAACCAAAGATACCTAAGCCTTCAATCTCTAAAAAAAATAGAGATGAAGAGGTAGCTGTTGCAATACTATCTGATGTACAACTTGCAAAAGTAACTCCAGATTATAGCACAGAGGTAGCTGAGAAACGTGTAATAGAATACGCTAATAGGATAGTAACCTTGACAAACCTGCAACGACATGCGCACACAGTAAAAAAGTGCGCAGTGCTAGTTGCTGGTGACATAGTAGAAGGTGAACTTATATTCCCAGGTCAATCACATTTAATAGATGCAAGTCTATATAACCAAGTGACAGTAGATGGTCCTAGAATAATGACAAAGTTCTTTGACATATTACTTGCTAACTTTGAAGAGGTAGATGTTACTTGGGTCATAGGTAATCACGGTAGCTTAGGTGGTAGAGCTAGAAAAGACTATCATCCTGATAGCAACGCCGATAGAATGCTTGGAAAAATTATGTCTATGGTATACAAACATGAGAAAAGAATTAAGTTTGGTATACCTACAGGTGACGAGCATTGGTTTGGTATAGCTGACTTAGGTAAGAACTGTAGGTTCTTCGTATGGCATGGTGATAACGTACGAGGCCATGGTGGATTCCCTTGGTATGGTTTCGGTAAGAAACTATTAGGTTGGAAAGCACTAGCATCGGCTAAGTTAATGCCTGACTTTGACTATGCAGTAGCTGGTCACTTCCATACACCAACAACTATGTACGTAAATGACATACGTTTATGGGTTAATGGTAGTACAGAAAGCTATAACACATATGCACAAGAGCAGCTTGCTAGCATGGGAAGACCATGTCAGTACCTGTTGTTTGCTAAGCCAGGTCAAGGAGTAACTGCTGAATACCTTGTAAATCTAGAAGATGCATGAGTATAATAAGTATATGGCTAACTTAATTGTCAAGTCTAAATGGAAGTTAACAAGTATAGAATACTCTGGTATAGGTGACAGACCACAGATTATACTAGCTAACGACCAAGGTGACGTAAAGTTAATACCTCTTGAACGTGGTATAACTAACATTGCGAAGCTAGTAGACTTGAATACAGAAGAAGAATAGAAACTTCCTTCTGCCTCGGCACCATTGCCCTTCGGCAGAAGAAAGTAAAAGAAAGGAAGTTATGAATAATAACGTTGACTTGTTATCCCCATTTCCACAGGAGCTAGTAAAAAAAGCACCTGCTGGTAAGTTCGGGGATTACGTACCACACGCTAATTATGTAGAAAGACTACGTGATAGCGGTGTAATTTACTCCTGGAAGTGTAAACCTGTATACGGTTATCACGATGGAGAGAAAAGAATAGTCGGTGCTAAAGGTACTATCATCATAGAAGGTATGGGTAGTTACGATGGCTTCGGTGATGTTGATACATTCAAGCTTGGCAATGCTAAGTTTAATGACGGTAACAACTTAAAAGACGCAGAGTCTGATGCATTTAAACGTGCATGTATGAGGTTCGGCTTAGGTGTAGAGCTATGGTCTGGTAGTAAACAGACAGAAGAAGAATCTACATCTATCGCACCTGATGGTTATACCCAAGAGCAAGCAGACAAAGATGCTATGGTACAAACCACTAAGAAATTAGATATGCGTAAGAAAGAAAACAAGTTATCACCTGATGATAAAGCTGCTCATGCAGCAATCATGGACAGTATCTTAGGTACTGAATCATGAGTCAGGATGTAACATTTATATCAGAAACTGTTAGTGCTATGACAGCTAACATAGATTCAAAAGAAACTCTAGTCAAGGTACTAGGTTCAGCAAATCAATATGCAGAGCTTAAGAAGTATCCTAAAGACAAGACAATATGGACAGATGAACAACTACAGACATGGTTTAATTACATAGAAAAGTTAGTTGATATGCCTGATGTTGTATCAGATGAGTCTTTTGAACAGATGTCAATAGAACAGAAGTTAGAATCTGTTGGTATAGAAATAGAAAGTAAAGAGCCAGATGTACAACCAGCTGGTGACATGCTAGGAGGCGTAGTTAAAAAAATGGAAGAGCAAAATAAATACAGAGACGATTTGAAATGTCCATTCTGTAATCAGATGGTGTATGACAATCGTAATAGTAAACGGTCGGAGAAAAGTCCAGACTTTACTTGCAGTACTAATGACCCTGTAATATGCGGAGGACATAGTGGTAAGTGGCGTAAGTCTTGGTGGCTTGACAACTCAGACCTACCTAAAGAATGGAACTTAGATGGACAATCGTAAACTTAGAAAGGATAACTATGATACCAAGTGCATTTAGAGGGGTACTTGTACCCACACATGTAACAAATAAAACACAGTTAGTAGCATGGGCGTTAGAAGAATTTAAAAACTCTGACCCTATAACTAATTGGGAGTTTGTAAGAGAGTTATACTGCCATAGATTTGGTGGGATACTCTTTAACTTAAGAGCAGAAGGTTATGAAATAACTACACTGCCTACTAAAACTAAGGGACTTGTCAGTTATTACTGCACCAAAGTACCTACTAGAACTACCATTAGCTAATGATAGAATTTGTTTTAACAGCGTGTCTGTGGGTAACAGCACCGACACCTGTTGAAATAACTGAGTATCGTGAGTGCCGGAAAACAAACTATGTGGTGTACTTTGTTAGGAATTGGTTACCTACGATAGAACGTTATTTTAAAGATGAAGACGTCATACGTGCTGCTAAAGTTATATACTGCGAGAGTAGCGGTAGACCTACAGTAGTAGGAGTTAACAAAGATGGTACGCATGACGTTGGACTCTGGCAATTTAATGACAAGACTTGGTCTTGGTTAAAACAAAAGCTTAATATAATAGGAGAGCGAACAAATCCAGAAGTTGCTACTAGATATGCAGCTTGGCTAGTCTACAATGATGGCTGGCATCACTGGAACTCTAGTAAACATTGTTGGAAAGGAAACTATGATGTATAAACAATACAAAAAAGCACTAGATAGACACATAAAAGATATAGAAATTGTACAAAATCTTATATGTCAATTGTGTAGTAAAAGTTATTACACAGGTTGGGACGCCATTAAATATTGTTCTAGTTGTATAGATGAATTAGAAGAAGAAATGAACGAGGAGTTTTTTGGTGAATAAAAAAGAAAAAATAGATATAGAAAATATAAATATATTTAATCATCCGCGTTATATGAAAGTATGGGCGCAGAGATTTAGTAAAGCATGTGGAAGTGACACGTTTAACGTAGCACCAGACACAATAGCATTAAGATACTTGATGGATAAATTTGTAAAAGATTACAACTTTCATCTAGCAGGATTAGAGGAGGAATAACTATGAGTAATTCGTTTAAAGCATTTGCTTCTAAAGAAGCTAGGAATGCAACAACAGACTTATCAGACAAAGAAAAGTTTAGAGATTGGAATAAAAGTAAAAAAGTTTTAGCATCAACTATTAATAAATTTGGTGGTAAAAGATTATTAGGAGTAACAAATAAGAATGTACCTATATGGGCTTCTTATACAATAGATAAAGAAACACTTAGCTTACAAGTTAAATTGTCACACGATATAGAAACAATTAACAACGCAACGTTTTGTCCTAGACGTATAACTGTAGCTAATGGAGAACAGATGCCAGACATAGAGCATGCAATGAGACCCGCTACACAAAAAGATATGGGAGCAATAACAAAGAATACTATACGCTACATAGATAAACTATTTGGTATGGCTGAATCTAGCATAGGTAAAGTTGATGGTAAATGTAGTACTCAATTGTTTATGCATGTATCTAATTGTATTTATGAGGGTTCGTCTAAAGAAAATAAAGTTAGATGGAACGACATCATGCAAACATGGGACATGCCTTCAGGCAGATACCTTACAGTATATGGATAGTCAAACATATAGACCTTTACCAAACAATATGACTATAAAATCTAGTGATATAGAAGGTTTAGGTTTATTTACATTAAAGGCTATTAAAGATTTAGAAACTTCTATAGGTGTAACACATGTATGGTACGAAGAAGTAGGTACTGTATTTCGTACACCTTTAGGAGGTTTTATTAATCATAGTGAAACACCTAACTGCGAAGTTAAAAGGTTTGATGGAACAATAGTTAGTCATTTGTTTCCTATTAGACCTATCAAAGCTAATGAGGAAATTACACTTAAATATACTATGTATAGTATCGATGAATGATATAGCACAGATAAGAGAAGAGGCCTTTATAAGGGCAGGAAACGTCTGTGAGTGGGCAAATTGTGACAGTAGTAAATGGTTAGAGCTAGCACACCTTAAAGATATAGGTATGGGTGGCAACAAAGCACGCAAATATAATGTAGATAATACAGCTGTACTATGTAAATGGCATCATGATATATACGATGGTCGTCAGTCTATGGGTACAAAAGTAGCGTATAGAGAACTGTTAGAAGGTTATTTAGATAGACACTCAGGTGTTACTTAGAATACCTACTAGCCCTATAACTTTGTTGATAAGATTTTTTTTCTGCGCTTTTAGATTTAAAACTGTATTGATTAGCTAATGATGTATTACCTAATTGAAATTGTGTAGAAGCTTTATCTTTGTACATTGTAGCTCTTGCAGCTGATACATTAGATTTACTTTGTTCTTGATTAGCACGCATAAGTTTTTCACGCTTACCCATGCCTTTCATATTAGGATTAGTAACAGTTAG